CTCCGGCAGCGCGGTCAGCAGCGGCAGGTTGATGGCCCACACCTCGGTAGCGGCCGGCAGCGGCGGCAGCGCGGTCACGTCCAGATCGTACATCTCGACCCGCTTCGCGACCCTTAGATCGCTGTCCTTGATTTTATTGGCGCCGATCCTGCGCCCATCGACGATATAATACCCAGCCATCGCAATCCCCTATCTGTTGCCCGCCCCAGCTCCTGCTTCCCGTTCCCAGCCCAGCGGTCCCTTTCGGAAGCGGCTCTTAGGGGCTTTCAGTTTCGGCAGTGGCGGCGGGGTGCGCGGTGTTGATGGGGAGATGATGGCTTACATTTCGTCAGGTGTCAACGATTATTTCTGACAAATGTAAGATCGCTGCTATCCTCCCCTCATCAGTCAGGCGCGGCCTGACGGGGACGCAGGGAGTATGAACATATCTAAGAAGGCGGTTGCTAAGATGCACGACCGGGAGCAGTGGCTTGCGCTGCGTTCGGAAAAGCGCGGCGGGGGCGATCTCGCCATCCGTGCGGATGGAAAAGACTCCCATGATAAACTGGGCGAAATGTATGAGCCGTGGTCGAAGTATGCCGGCCCTGATGGAAAAGGACCCGAGCCGAAGAAAGACCCAATTGGGCACTACGGACGGCAATTCAAAAGGATGATCTATCCTGCGCTTGGTATTCCACAGGACTTAAAACGAGACGATCTTGAGGCAATGAAACTTACGCAAGCCCTTCGCGCTATCAGCGCAATTGAGAGCGGCCTCGCCGATCTTTTGCGCGAGGCGATGGCGGCAAATGAGCTGCGGGACCACATCAAGAAACGATATGCCGACTACATCAAAAAGATGGCTGAGCCGTTTCGCGACGCCATCCGACTCGAACGCGGCATTCTGGAGAAAGCGGCATGAGCTACGAACACATCCATAGGGGCGCATGGCTCATCCGCGATGCCGTCGAGAAGCTCGGAGACATTCCACTCAAGGGGATGAGCAAGGAGTCCCGATCCGTCATCACTGACACCATCAGATACCTGAACATTCAGGCCGCTCGGCTTGAGTGCTCTTTTTCTGGTAATTCCGAGGGGGACGCGGCATGAGCCAACTTGACGTATTGGGGCCGGGGTTTGGAATGCCGTCCACCGCATTCGACGCATTCGTCGGGTCTGGAAACAAGTGCCGAAAGGTCGATGTCATTCTTGCTGGCGTTGTCGCCCCCAGAGCAAGCAACAGAGAAATAGCCGATAAGCTATTTTGCTCGGAGAGCACGGTTGCGAAGTGGAGAAAGCATATCAAACCAGGGGTTGGTGTATTTGTTCGGACTTCTGACGGGTCTACGTTCTCAGTGAGGGCTAAATAATGGCGTCATTAGGAATCACAAAGCTCCGGCGTGATGGTGGAACACAGCCGCGCGCCGGCATCTACACCGACACCGTGGAGGAATATGCCGAAGCCCTCGACTCGGGGGCGTCGTTCCCGCCTGTGGTCGTTTTCTATGACGGTAGCGACTACTGGCTGGCCGATGGCTTCCACCGGACTATGGCCCATGAGAAGGCCGGGCGCACTGAGATCGCCGTGGATGTGCGGCAAGGTACACGTCGGGACGCGGTTCTCCATAGTACCGGAGCGAATGCTGCGCATGGCCTTCCAAGGACTCGTCATGACAAGAGGCGGGCTGTCGAGACGCTGTTGTTCGATGATGAGTGGAGGAAATGGAATGATAGCAAGATTGGAAAGATGACTTCCGTCGATCATAAGACGGTGGCGTCGATCCGTTCGTCCCTATCTTGGGAATTCCCAAGATGCGACGAGCGTCTTGTTGAGAGAAACGGCACAACCTACACCATGAACACCGCCGCTATCGGCATCGCGCCCGAGGAAGCTGAGCGCCGGGAGCGCGCCGCTGCTGAGAAAGCTGCGGCGGATGCCCGCGCCCAGGCCGAGAAGGGAGCCGCAGTCCTCAAGGCCGAGCTGGCGGCCAAGCTCGTGATCATCAGCGCCGGCAGCGCCAACGAGCGGCGCTTGATGGGTGAGCTTGATACTGCCAAAGGTGAGGCCGAGAAGGCCCGCCGAGCTATCAGCGACGCACTGACCAGGCTTGAGGATGCCAAGTCCGACAAAGCCCGCGCCCTGGCCGACAAGGACGAAGCCAAAAGCAAAGCCGCTGAGCTGGCCGAGAAGGCCGCCGAGGAAGCGTGGCAGGAGGCGGACGAGAAATATGAGACTATCGTCAACCGCCTGACCCGCGAGGCCAAGGAGGCGAAAGAAGCGGTTGCCGTGGCAGAAGCAAACTCGAAAAAGGCTGCCGAGGAAATGGCGGCAGCCATGGCGGAGAAAGCTCTTCAGTCCAAGAAGAAAGAATTTGATGAACTAGAAAGAATGAGTAAAGCCGCTCAGGAAAACTCGAAACGCGCATATGCAGCAGAGCAGTTGGCGAAAGAGCGTCTCGCTGGGTATGACGATTTCATCAAAAAACACAATGAGGAAATGTCAAAATGGCAACGCGGCGAGGCAGAGACTGCGGAACAGGTCAGGATTGCTACGGGATTGGCCGAGGCCGTTGGAAAGTCCATGTCTGATCTTATGATGCTAGATCACGCACCACAAGACGCCGCTACGGGGAAATTCCATAGGGCTTCCCAGATGTGCCGGCAGATGGCCGACGCCATCGACCAGTTTCTATCCCCGCGCATCGCATGAAACCGGGCGGCTTCGGCCGCCCTTTTCATTCTCGGATCACCATGCTCTCGAACACAATATGCAGGGCGCTTGGGGAATATGAATTATAGCGCAGTTATATCATCTGACGCAGCGCCACCGCATTCCATCGGTTACTTCTGCGCGCAAGAGAGAAGCTTGGAAACATCTGACCATACATTGGCATCAGAATCGTTTTCCAGTTCCTTTGTCACGGCCTTATAGGGAATCCTGGCTTCCGAGTTATGCGCGAACGGCTTCCGGATTTTGTCAACTTGCGCCTGGGATAGCCCACGGCTGTTCTCGATCATTGGCTCCGCCTTTCCTCGACATATTTCGCCCGTCATTCAGGACGCCAATAATCGGCGCCCAGTCGCGGGACGTTGGAATGATACTGCGACGCTGCACCGTTTCCGTCAACCTGAACAGATCAGGCCCGCGCTCTCTGGGGGCGGCGTGGCGGAAAAACCTACTTCTTCGGCGCGTCCTGCGTCGGGGCTGGGATGTCGAAGGTGATGTGCGGTATCGGGATAATGCGGGCGGCTACGCTCAGAAAAAACACGGTGGCGACGACAACCCCGCTGGCCCATGCAAACGTGAGCCGCAGGCCATCAATCTTTCCACCTTGCGATTTCACGTCGTCGATGAGCCTATCAACCTTTGATGACAGATCGCCGATCTTGAGCATGACGAAGCGGATATCGGACGTAGCATAAAGGTCGCGCGGCGTTGTCGGCGCAAGGTCATCTGGGGATGATAATTCGTCAGGGTTCTGATTCTTGGCCACCGGGCGCCTCCGTGGTCTTAACCTTCAACCACTCCCAGATATTGCGCGGCGCGAAACCAAAATAACCTTCTATCTTAACGACGACGACACCGCTTATCCCCTCCGGCATCACGCCCACCTTCTCAGAAACCTCCCGCGTCGTCAGTCCTCTGGCGGCCACCAACCACGTGTTGGGCGCGAGCTTCAGGCTGGCACCTGGAAACTCTCTTTCCACAGCCATATTGAGGGCTGGGTTCTCAGTCACGCTCATGATGGCGAACGGGTTCATGCGATCAATGTAGCCCTGGAGGGTGTTGCTGGCAACCTGAACAGATCAGGCCCGCGCCCCGGTCGGGCTCACCCCACCCTGGCCTTGGGGGATTCGGTGGCGGTGGGGGTGGCTTATAGCCCCAAGAACTCCCGCGCGACAACAGTAAGTCCGCCGATGTCGCCATCCTCGACCCAATCGTAGGTGACGCCATACTTAGTCTTCAGATAGCGGACCATGTCCTTCGGTATCCGCTGGCCGCGCCTTTTTATCTGGGAGATTCGGGAGTTGATGTCCCACCCCAGATCACGGCCGAAATCAGTCACCGTCTTGCCGGCCCGCGCCGCGCAAAACTCCACCCTGGAAAAAGCAAACTCCTCGCCCAGGGGACGGATGGTTGGAGGCGTATCCGCCATGCGTGCGTTCTTGACCATAGCTAACATTTTGTCAGCCCCCATCCAAAGAGTCATCGAACAAAATGCACGCTTGACCAACCTGACGAAATGTGAGATGCTGGGGGCATGCAAACGATCACCACCATCGACCAACTGGTCACCGCATTCGAAAGCCCCGCCATCCTCGGGCGCGCTCTCGGTGTTGGCGCCGACACAGTTTACGTATGGAAAATGCGTCGGTATGTGCCGCCGCGTCACATCTTCGCCCTCTCCCGCCTTGCGCGCTCTCACGGCATCGAGTTGGACGACGCGTTGTTCGAGAAACCCGCTGGTAGCCATCCCCCGCCCTCCCCAAAAATGAGTGGTGAGCATACGAAAGTGGCGTGATCATAACAAGAACAAATTGACGTTGAGTCATTCGTAAGGTTAACATCACACTACCCCCCCCCCTACACTTTGGGACAATAAGCACCTTAGCACACTACATCTGGTAATATCAACACAAACTGCACGGGTTTCTTGGATTAACACCTTTGAGCAGGGATTTGGCGATGACGATACTATTGGATATAGCTGAGTTGTTTTCCCCCACCGCCCGCCGCCTGCGCCGCCTCGAAGCGCGCGTCATTGGGCTGACGGCCGACGTCGACCACAAGGACGGGGTGATCGCCGAGCTGCGCGCCGACAACGCCGACCTGAACGAGCGGGTCGAGTGTCTAAGCAGCACCATGATTGGAATGCAACTGCTGGTGCGCGATGCCGACGACGCCGTTGATGGGCTTACCAAGGACATCGAGTTCAAGGACCGGCGGCTTTCCGAGCTGCGGGCCGAACTGATGGCCGCCCGCGCCGCCCACGCTCAGCAGCGGCAGGCCGCCTGATGCGCCGCCTCATCCTCATCACCGCCTTCGTCGTCGGCCTGCCGCTGCTGGGACAGACGCTCGGCACGCTCACCGCCCAGGCTAACGCTATCGCCGAGGTGCAGGACGCCGACAGCCTGGAGCGGGACTACGTGCCGCCGGCCGACTGCGATGACGATGACAGTAGGGGGTGCTGATGGCCGCCGCCGATTGCCTCAACCTGCCCGAATGCGTGCGCCGCGATCCGCTGGCCGCTTTTGCCTGTGGAGAGGTGTGGGGCCAGCTTTGCGACGAGACACCGCCGGCCGGGGCGGACGCCAGCAATGGCGACAGTACCGGCCCTCGTGACGCCTCCTCCCTGGGGACGGGACACCATGCGGCGCCTGATGAACTGCTGCCGTCACGTGATGCAACACTAGCAAATCAGGCGGTCCCACCCCATTCCCCGCGCCACGGCTGGCACGACTGCCCGTCACTCTTCCCGGCTTGCGGCGTCTCCCGCGAGGATGCGATGACGCCGAGGCAAAAGGCCGAATGCCGCGAATGCCACCAAGGAGTCGGACATGACTAAGCCCCCGAGCGCATGGCGCGGCCACGCCTCCCGCGACGATCTCCACGAAGACCCGCCTATGACACTCCGAGAGCAGGCCATCGCCTGCGCAACGATGGCCGCCGTGGTGGTCACCATCCTGACGTTCGCGGTGATCGGGGTGTTGAGCCGATGAGCCTACTCACCCCAGACGAGAGCGCCCTCATCGCCAAGGTGGCTGAGCACCTGCGCAGCGGCAAAACCGTCCGCGTGCCGGAGGATCGCATCAGCCCCTTGGCCGGCGGCCTGATCGAGCGCGGGTTGATCTCCGTCCAGCCGGGCGGCGCTGTTGTTTTGACCATGCGCGGCTGCAAGACGGCGGCGCAGATGTTTCGGGGGGGGTGATGGGATGACCGAACAAGAATCCTTCGATTGCGGCGCCTATGCCGCCCACGCCTGGATGACGGCCATTCCTGGAAGTGACGTGGAATCAAAGTCCGCGTGGATGCGCGGATGGAAGGCGTACTTCGAAATGACCGACGATCAAAAGGCCGCGATGCTGGCTCGCAAGGGGATTGCGCGATGATCCACACCGCCGCGATCCGCTCCATTACCGACTGGACCAAGCTGCGCCGATCGCTCGCCGAAAAGCGGACTGCGCTGGGGCTCACGCGGGTCGAAGTCGGCGACCAGTGCGGGGTGAGTAAACAGGCTGTTGCCAACTGGGAAGCCGGAAAGCGGATGCCGATTGCGGCCAACCTGTTCATGTGGGCGGCGGCGCTCGGGGTGCGGCTGGTGGATGTTGCGGAGGACCGGGTATGAACCGCGAGGATCGCCTCCAAGTCTCCGTCATGCAATGGCTCAAGCTGGCGTTGCCGGCCGATGCCATCGCCTTCCACCCGGCGAACGGTGGATCACGCAACCCTATCGAGGGCGCGAAGCTCAAAGCCATGGGCGTGGTAGCTGGCGCGCCGGACATCGTGATCTTCTGGAATGAGCGGGCTTTCTGCATCGAACTGAAGACCGCGACTGGCCGGCAGCGTCCGAACCAGAAGGAGTTCGAGCAGCGGGCCAGGAATGCCGGCGCGTTCTACCAGCTCTGCCGCAGCATGGATGAAGTCGAAGGTGCGCTTTTGGGGTGGGGATTTGCCCTGCGCGGGAGAATCGCAGCATGAGCACGCGCATCGGAGAAACCTGGATCATCGAGCACCGCTTCAACGGCAACCGCCGCGTCGGCGAGTTCGCTCGCATCGACGGCGCGACGCAGCCGGGCTGGCTCTATGTCGGCCATGACGGCTGGCTGCTGGCTGACCAATGGAAGCCGGTGCGGCGGGTCGATTTGGAAGACGGGGTGGCAGCATGAGCTACGTCGCAGAGGTTCCCGTCGTCCACCGGATCAGGCCCGGCATCCCGTCCACGCGCTACGGCTATGGCGACACCGCTGCCGAGGCCATCTCCGATCTTGCTGCCGAGTTGGCGGCGCACCACGAGCAGGCTGTCGGGAAGATGGCGGTCAAGCAGGAGCGTCGGCCATGAGCCGCGCCGTAAACCGCACCGGCTCCAGGGCCGTCGTCAACACCGCCGAGGATCGCCGGTTTCATGGGACGGAGAAGTGCGGGGTTTGCGCTCGTCCGCTCGAAGGCTGCGCATTCGGGACCGACGCCACTTACGACCTGACTTTCGAATGGGGGCACTTCGAGTGCCTGAACGACGCGCATCGGCGGATTGCTGCTGGTGCTGGACGGATGGAGGCTGCGTGATGATGACGCCGAGCAGACCAAAACAACCGACCGCCAAGGACCGCCTCAAGGGCGTGTTGGCTGACCTGGAGATGGCGCGCCACGACCGGAATGTGCCGGGAGATGAGGTTGGAGCGATTGCCGAGAACCTGAAGATGGCGCTCCGCGAGATGGGGGTTTTGGAACCCAATGCCTGACGCAATCGACATCTACGCCGAGACGCCGGTCTACCACGAGCCGCACAGCGAAGAGGCTGAGCAAGCCCTGCTGGGGGCGATCTTGGTCGACAACCGGGCGTACACGCTGGTTTCCGATATCCTGCGTCCCGAGCACTTCTATAGCCCCGTGCATGGCCGGATTTTTTCCGCCGTCTCCACCTTCGTCGAGCGCGGCCAGTCCGCATCCCCGGTGACGCTGCGGCCATACTTCGACCGCGATGACAGCCTTAAGGATGTGGGCGGTCCTGCATACCTCGGCGATTTGGCCGCGAGCGTCATCGGCATATCGACCGCCCCGGACTACGCCCACGCCATCCGCGACCTTTTCATGCGCCGGACCCTGATCGCGATGGCGAAGGCGGTGATCGAGAATGCGGCGGCACCCACCATCGAAATGTCGGCCTACGACATCATGGATAGCATCGAGCGCGATGTGTCGGGGCTTTCCGACGACGCGCCTCGGGCTAAGACGGTGATCTCGCTCAAGACGGCGACAGCGACGGCGATTGAGCAGATTGACGCGGCCCGGCGTCGCGGTGATGGGCTGACCGGCGTCACCACTGGCTTGAAGGATTTGGACTGGCGCACCGGTGGCTTGGTCAAGGGCGAGTTGACGGTCATTGCCGCCCGCCCTGGAATGGGAAAGTCTGACCTAGCCTTCAATATCGGCGTCAACTCCGCCCGCGCCGGGTTCGGAGTTCTGGTGTTCAGCCAGGAGATGACGGCGCCGGCACTGGCGATGCGCCACCTTGCCCGCGACACCAGCATCCCGGCGAGTGAGCAGCGCCTCGGCCGCGTCGATGATGCAGGCTTTGTGGCGATCATGGGCGTCCAGTCGGACATCCCGATCCACATCGACGAGACCCCGGCCGTCACCGCCGAGCATATCGCCCGCGTCGTTCGCCGGCTTCGGCAGCGCAAGCGCAAGGTTGATCTGGTCATCGTCGACCACATCCAGCTCATGACGGCCACCGGCCTGACCCGGATCAACGAGACGGCACTCGTCACTGAGATCAGCGGCAAGCTCAAGGGGCTGTCAAAGAGCCTCGATGTGGCCGTGCTGGCGCTTTCCCAGCTAAACCGCTCCGTCGAGCAGCGGGACGACAAGCGTCCGATGCTGGCCGACCTGCGTTCATCCGGTTCCATCGAGCAGGATGCCGACGCGGTGTGGACGCTGTACCGAGATGAATATTACGCGATGAAGGAGGAGCCTCAGCGTAAACAGGACGAAAGCGACGAAAAGTTTAACTCCCGCTATGAAAACTGGGAGCGTCGTTGCTCTGACAACAAGAACATTGCCGAGATTAGCTGCCTGAAACTCCGGTGCGGAATGCCCGGAACTGTCACGGCATTCTATGATGCGGCGCGGTCAATGTTTGCCGATCTGGAGCGCACCTGATGCTGAACAGCATATTGACATCGGAGCAAGCGCGCGCTACATTCTGCTTACAGATGACGGGGGCAGCATGAGCGACAACGATATAAAAAAGACGGTCCAGGTAAACTTGAGGGTTCAGGATGGGCACGTCGAAATAGTTAAGGAAGTTGTCTCCCGCCTAAAAAAGGACGGGAGGTTCTTTGACGAACTTAATTTCATAATGGGCTCACCGATTGGAGACCAAAGGTCAAGACTTGATGCTTTAGTTTCAAAAGTTGATAGCCAAGAAGGCATCATAAAGCACATGGCTGGCTTTCTCTGGATTGTTGCGGTAGCGTTCAACGAACTAAGAGACATTAACGAAGTTAACGACCCGCACGATGCCATTGAATCCATAGGTGACATATTTGGAAACAAGCCATATGAATATATGAACGAGTTTGTCGACAAATTTCACTCATATAAGAAGTGGTGAGAAATGTCAGACAGAGACAAGCCTTGGTCAAAATTCTACTGGGCTGATTGGGAGTCCGATAATGGACTCCGCCAATGCTCACTGGCCGCTCAGGGCCTGTGGATGAGGATGCTTTGTATCTGCGCGCGAAGCGAAAGCCGCGGCTATCTCACCATTGCAGATGTGGACCTGGATGTTGCGACTCTCGCCACTACAGTGTCGAAGTCTGAAACAGAGGTCTCCTGCCTGCTGGAGGAGCTAGAGCGTTGGCGCGTTTTTTCTCGGGATCGCAAAGGGCGGATATTCTCCAGGAGAATGATCAGGGACGACAAAAGATCAAAAGAGGGGGCAAAATTCAAAAAAGAGGCACTTTCGAAAAGTCACCAAGCTGTTGATGCTAAAGAACAAAATTCCATACCTTCAAGGGGTGCTATAAGGGGGGCTTCTCCCCAGAAGCCAGAAGCCAGAAGCCAGATAACCCCCAAAGCCCCCTCGGCTGGAGGCGATGAAGGCGACGGCGCGAAGGCGATCTGTAAAAAGTTCCTCGAAGAGCGTTCCCGGCTTTGGCCCGACGAAAGTGCGCTGCCGGCCCCAACCATGACTATCAAGTCGATTGCTCGGCAGCACCTGGATGCCGGGGGGTCTGTTGACCTGATTATCGAAGTCATGGCCCGAGGAATGGAGCGGATGTCAAAGTCCGGAAAGACCGCCCCGAATAGCTTGGCGGTGTTTAAGAACTCAATTGCTGATGCCATAACTCAGCACAAGCAATCTGGTTCAAATGGAAGTTCAACAAGCGCGTCAGTTTATGTTTCTGCGTCTGATCGTGACGATGAAAGGCAGAGGACGTGGATTAGACTTTGGAAGTCATCAGGACATTGGCCGGAAGACATCAGGGGTCCAAAGCCAGGGTCTTACGGGTGCCGGGTACGTCCAGAAATTCTTGCGGAGTTTTCGAATTGACCATGCACATTCCACTTTTCAAACCAGCCTGCTGGACCGACACCGCCACCGAACGCTGCGGCTGGTCCTGGGACTGTGGCCGGGCCTGTGCCAACGCCTATTCCCCGGCCGGCGTCGAAATCCTGCTGCGGCACACCCCGACCTGTCACGGATGCCGACGCTTGATCCGCGCATGGGAGATTATCGAGGGCACGGTGACGCCGGATGCGCCGGACCCGCGCGGACCGGGCGTCAAGGGGGATAATCCGGCCGCTGGTGCGTTTCAGGCGGTGGATGCTACGTCCGAGCATCCCGAAGCGCAGAACGCACCAGACAGGGCTCTAATCAATTCGTTCTGGAGCGCAACGAAATGACGCAAAACCGATCTCACGCCGTCATGGCGCAGCGCACCGAGCCGCACGATAGCTTGGATTTCTTCCCGACGCCGCCCTGGGCGACGCGGGCTCTCGTCGAGCACATTCTAGCGCCCGCCGATTGGCTTGGAAAATCAACATGGGAACCGGCTTGCGGAACCGGAGACATGGCCCGGCCGCTCGCTGAGTATTTCGATAGCGTCAGGGCATCTGATGTCCACGATTACGGCTTCGGCGAGGTGCTGGATTTCCTGATGCCGATCCCGGTTTCCTTGCGGCCTGACTGGGTGATCACCAATCCACCATTCCGACTGGCAGAACAGTTCATCGAGCGCGGACTTGAGAAATCGACAGTCGGAGTTGCCGTCCTGGTCCGCACGGTGTTTCTCGCCACGGTTGGCCGGTTCGAGATGTTCCGCCGTTGGCCTCCCACTGCTGTTGCTCAGTTCGCCGAGCGCGTCCCGATGGTCAAGGGGCGCGTTGATCCGAAGGCCAGCACGGCGACGGATTATTGCTGGATCGTGTTTAAGCACGGCGAGACGGACACACGGATGCGCTGGATACCCCCTTGCCGGAAGGCGCTGGAGCGGCCGGGGGATTACGAGCGGGTGGAGGCATGACCGCCCAACGCGCCGCAGACAGGCAGCTCCGGTGTCGCCTTGGGGACAAGGTGCCGAGCGCTGCGAACGACCTGGAGCCTATCGCTCGCCGCTCATGGCACGAGCGGGGATTCGTTTCGATCTCGATCACGGACCCGGCGCTGACCAGGAGCGAGCGCGCGGCATTGGCCGGAATAGCAGAGCGGAGATTTGGGAGGCGGAATGGCTGACGACAGGCTGCGGATACTGACGGAGGCGATGGGCATCGAAACCGTGACCAAGATGGTCGATTGCCAGCCGGTCCAGTACCGGCGGGTTCAGTGCTCGTCATGCGGGGCGGTTTCTGAGGTGCGTCACAAGATCGATGCCCCACCGGATCGGGTTCGTCAGAGCTTCGAGCAGAAGGGGTGGAAAACCCCGAAGCCACGTCTCTGGAGCTGCCCAGATTGCGCAAGACCGAGACGAAAAACAGAGGAATACAAAAAGTTTTCACGACCGGAACAACTGGAGATTTTGGACATGAATAAGGCGCCGATTAAGCAGGAACATATCGCGGCGGCCAGGGAGCCGACAGCGAAAGAATGCAAGGCTGTGTTCGAATTGGCTGGAGGTTACTTCAAGGACGGAAAGTACGATTCAGGTTGGTCAGACCGGCGCGTGGCCGATGAACTGAAGATGCCGCCGGCCGTCGTTGCCAAAGCTCGCGAGGAGTTTTTCGGTCCGATCAAGGGCGATCCAGAACTCGAAGCCGCGAAGTCCGATCTGGCGGCGATCCTGAGCATGATCAAGCCGCTCGAACAGCGGATAACGGCCATCGAAAAGCGCATCTGCGGCTGAACCAACACCAGGGGGCACAATGACCGAGCACAGGACCAAGGCGCGGACGCGGGCCGGGCGGAGAGAAGGCAGGAAGCGGCGGCAGGATGTGCTGCGCGAACCGAATGGCCGTGTCGCCGAGCGCGTCCAGATTGCTGATCGCGGGCCAACTGTCCACGAGGAACTGAAGCGGCAGATGGCGATCCGCTTTGGCCTGACGGTTGAGCAGATTGAAGCTGGAATGACCGGGAACAAGGACATAACCGGAATGGGGATGACGGCCGTCTATGCCCTCTGGCTCCGCGATTTGCTCGGCCATAAAGGCGGTGTCGGGGAAAAGCGCAAGACGAACCTGGAGGATTACCGCACGCTCTGGGTAAACTGGTCGGCCATGACCGGAAGCAGGCGGTGGAAGCCGGACCAGAAGCCAGCCGGAATGGGTCTTACCGAGGAAGCATGGAGGGCTTGCGACGACAAAATGGCCGCGTGCGACGGGGTGCTGCAACGGCTTCCTGGCGGCGATAATATCCGCGATGTGCTGGCGGAGATATGTCTCGACGACGCCATTCCCTGCGACCTAATCCCCCCGGAGGGCGCGCGGAACGCCGTCGTCGAGACGGCATTCTCCGGCCTAAAGGTCATCAGGGCAATCCGACTGGGCGCCGATGCCGTCGGGGCCGTTCTGTCGTCCAGGAAAATCCCAGAACGCGCCCGCCCATCATTCGAGGACAAGCGGGCGGTGTTTGATAGCGTCATTCGGAATCGGGGGGCGTCGCCTGGGTAGACTTTTGGCGCTCACGGAAACGGCGTTGGCGTTCGGCGTTGGTTGATTGTCCGCCGCTTTCGCTCGGGAGTCCAGCAGCTTTCCGAGCCGCGCGCCGTTTGGCAGATGCGGCCCGGAACTGGGCTTTGCGGTGTTCGTCGGTCAAGCTGCTACGCCCATCGCCCAGTCTTCGCACTTCTGCATGTGAGCGGCGCGCTTCTCAGCTTCGGCGCGGGTCCGGTATGAGCCGGCGCAAAAGTTGCCTTGCTGGTCGATGACGATCCATGACTTGCGGGCGGTATCGGCACAAACGTCGAGGTGGGCGAGGAAAACTTGGCGCATTGTCTGTCTCCGTGGTGAATGCGGCCCCGAAGGGCCGCTGTTGGTGTTAGGCGGCAATGTTATGGTCGAGATAGTCGTTCCGGTAGGCGGCGCGACGGAAATAGGCGCTCCCATCGATCCGCTTGCGCCCGTCAGCCAAGCAACGCTTAAACTCATTGGCGCTATCCTCTGCCGTATCGCCAACTCCGCAAAGCAGGTCGCCATCAATAATCTGGGAAGTGGTGAACTCGAACCGGCCGCAGTACATGCGAGAGGTGGTTTTCATCGTTCGTCTCCGTTGGTTGGTGGCGTTCCCGCCGTCTTGATGTTCTAACTGTAACGCGTCATCACACCGCCGTCAACAGGAAAATAACGCGTCAACGAAATAATCCGCGCCCCTACCCGCTGCGCTTTTCCCCTTGACGCCGCGCTAACCATCGTGATAACCGTCGAAATAGATGCTGAACTTGTTGTCAGTGAAGCCCCGCCCGGCCATCCCCGAGGCGGGCTTTTCGTGTCTGCGGCCCTGACCGGACCAACGCCGTGATATCCGGCGCCGGTTATCCGCAATGGGGGCTAACTGCGTAGCGGGTGGCCCTCTTCGTGTCCGACATGGGGTGCATCCTGAGTCGGCAAAGCCGGTGACGAGGCCGGTATGCTGTCGTGCAACTCGACGGCGCCAATCCAGCCCTCAGCGGGCCAGGGATCGCGCACACAGCCGAGCGGCGACAGCGCCAGTACCGAAACGAGCCGAAAGCCAACGATGAACCCGGTGAGCCGGGCGCGTTGGCCTGCGCCGTAGCTGCCATGTGCCTGCCCTGCCCGAACTGTTCGATAAAATCGAATGGTTGGGGAAAGGGGCTTTGGGGATTGGGGCACCGATAGAACCGAATACCACTGCGCCAGAGCGCTACGTCGCGGCGGCGCTGGAACCGATACACCGAGGCATCATGGACGAATACGGCTTCACCGTCGAAACCCGGCCTCGTCTCGGCTCGGGAGCGGTTCGCACCCCCAGCCG